TACAAGTATGAGCGGTGTTTCCGATAGTGCTGTACCAACCGAGAAAGCTGTTAAGACATACATTGACCGACGTTTACACCTAGACGAATCCGGATCGGTGATTGCCGGCGGCGATAAGATCGGTCCGGGTTACCTCGACCTTGAAGGTAACGCTACGATGACTGGCGACCTTAACATGGGTAGCAGTTTCCGTATTACTAACCTTACTACAAACAGCGGCGTAACTACCGACGCCGCTAACGTAGCATACGTTAACTCTAAAGTAGCTGAGTTTGATAGCATTAGCGAACTAGCTGATACTAGTATTAGTTCAGCTGCTACAAGCGACTTCCTGGTGTACAACGGCAGTGCTTGGGAAGATGCTGCTGTTACAGGCGACGTAACACTTACACGCACAGGCGCTAACGCTGTTACAAGTGCTATTACAGCAGGCGCTATTGTTAACAACGACGTAAACGCTAGTGCTGCTATTGCGCAAAGCAAACTTGCTCTTGATGATGCTACTACAAGCGCTAAAGGTATTGCTAGTTTTGCTAGCGCACACTTTACAGTAACGTCAGGTGCTGTTGATATTGCTGCTAACAGCATAGCTAAGGCAGACATTGAACAAATTGCTACAAGCACTGTACTTGGTAGAACGACTGCTGGTACAGGTAATGTAGAAGAGATTGCCATTAGCAGTCTAATTAGCGCAGGCGGTGCTGTTGTAGATGCAGACTTTACAGCAGACAACACTGGTTCAAAGGTACTAACACAAGTTGCGTCTGGGTCATACGGTTTAACTAACTTGTCAGCTACAACGTCTAACAACTCTGTAGTTAAGCGTTCAGCAACTGGTGAAGTAGATGCTACTGCTTATCAAATTGATGGCAGCCAGATACTTGATGTAGACGGCACTGATACTGTACTTAAAACTACAGCAGGCGGCGTGCTGCTAAGAGGCGAAGGTGCTAGTAACCCTGTACTAGAAACAGGCGGCGCAGTTCAAGTAGGCGACATTGCCAATGTAGCTAACAGCACATTCCAAAATGCTAGTAGTTATAGCGCAAACACAAGTAAACTAGCGTCTACTTGGATTTACACAAACTTCTTAGAAGCTGCTACTGAAAAAGATGCTACTAGTACTGGTATTGGCTTAGGAGCAGGTGGCGGATTTGCTGAGTCTGCTGCTGACGCTATTGTTGCTGTATCCAATGGCAATGTTAAAGTTGTAATCAACGATAGCGGGCTAGAAGTTGCTGCTGGTTCTTACGTAAAAACTAATACAATTACAACAGGCGCAAGTGGCACTGCTGGTACTATTACTGGTAACTGGAGCTTAACTGTTGGATCTAGATTTGAAGCTACTTATGCTGATATCGCAGAATACTACGAAGCTGATCATACATACGAAGTAGGCACGGTACTTGTATTCGGCGGCGAGAAAGAAGTTACCGGTTGTACTGAACATCGGTCTACAAAAGTTGCCGGCGTAGTTTCTAACAATGCTGCGTTTACTATGAATCAAGACTGCCCAGGCATTGCTGCTTGTATTGCTCTTGTAGGACGTGTTCCAGTAAACGTAATTGGTCAAGTAAGCAAAGGGGATATGTTAGTTGCTAGTGCTGTTCCTGGTTATGCTATAGTTGATAACGACCCTAAAGTTGGAAGTGTGATCGGCAAAGCAATTGAAGATAAGATCGATAACGACAAAGGTGTAGTTGAAACACTAGTCGGCAAGTAATAAATATATAAAAGAGAGCGTAACATGGCTAACAGATATCCACTAATAGTTGACTCAACTGATTCAAATAAGATTAAGGAACTCCCCTCAGGAGACAACCTTAATCTTACAGGAAGCAGTGTAAGCAGCGTACTAAACATAACAGCTACCGGTGTAGTAACAGCGCCTAGTGTTGTTGTTGACTCCGCTACTGTCGGCGGCGCAACTATTAAGAACGTGGCAACTACTGCTAACTACACAGACCTTAATAACCGCCCTACTGCGCTAAGTGACTTTACAAACGATATTAACGCAGTTTCATCAGGTGCTAACGTAAGCATACTAACAAACGACGCAGGTTATTTAACAACAGTATCATTTGCTAACTTAACAAGCAAGCCTACTACACTTGCTGGATACGGTATTACTGATGCGCTAACAACTGGGTCTAATAACAGTTTGCTTGTTAACGACGCAGGGTATATAACAGCGAGTGATCTACAAAACGGAGTCATAACTGTTGATGTAAACAATACCGGTGACTTAGTTGGCTCTGTATTTGCCGACGATAGCACTGTAATGATTGACAGCATACTAGCCGCTGTAAATCTCGACGGTACTGTACGTGGCAATGTTATTCCAAACAACAACGGTGTACATAATATTGGGTCTGATTCTAATAAGTTTAACATAATAACAGCTACTACAGTTACAGGCAAAATAGAAGCTACTACTGATTCGGCTCCTACAGCAAACGCAGACCCAGGTAATACTGGTGAAATAAGATACGACGACAGTTTTATATACATTAAAACAGCAAGCGGCTGGAAAAAAGCAGCACTAAGCGCAATAGTTTAACGGAGAGATAAATGACAGTACAATCAATTAACATAGGCACAATCGCAAACGACGGTACTGGCGATAACTTACGTGTTGCGTTTGAAAAAGTAAATCAAAACTTTCTTGATCTTGATGATCGTTTCTCGTTTACTAATAGTGTTGAAAACTTGGGCAGCGGCTCGGGTGTGTTTTACAGCAAAGAAAATAATATATTGTATTTCAAATCTTTAGTAGCAGGCTCTAATATAGCGCTAAGCACTACTGATAACGAAATAACAATTAACAGTAATGAAAGCTTTACTATTCAAGCTGACAGCGATAGTGTTAATATTGCCGGCACTAGTAAGTCTTTCGGCATAAAAGGCGTTGGCAATGTTAATGCTGGCATTTCAAGCAACGATATTCAAATATCGCTAGATCCAACTGGCCTTGTTGCTCTTGATACTGCTCCTACGCTAGGCGGCAACTTAGACGCTGGTAACTTTAGTATTACAAATGTCACTGGCATAACTGCTTCTACATTTACTGGTAACTTAGTTGGTACTGTAAACGGTATTGGTATTACAAGCTCGTTTGAAGATTTAAATCTTGGCGGGATTGTTTATCAAGTTACTACTAGCCAAGAATATGTAATAGCAACATTGGATCTAGACTACGGTACATTTACTGCTCCCGGAGCTTTAAACAGCGACTTTGGAAGCATCGTATCCTAATAAATACAATAGGAGTATATGATGCAAGCTGAACAAATCTGGACTAAGAAATCAGGCAATACAATTGCTACTGTGAACGAAAACGATATTGTTTCGATTGACCTTCCGTTAATAGACAGTGTTGACTCTACAGCAATTCAAGTTGAAGTCATTAGTGGGAAGTTACCGTCTGGTCTTAGAATAGATGGTAATCAAATTACAGGGACGCCAGTTGAAGTACCGATAGAGACTAAAGTTAGGTTTGTACTAAGAGCTACATACAACAGTCATACATTTGATCGTACATTTAACATTGTTGTTGTGGGATCCGACTTGCCTGTATGGAAAACTCCAGAAGATTTATTACCTGCTGGCCCTAACGATCAATACTTTGTGTTAGACAACTCGTACGTTGATTTTCAACTGGTTGTCGAAGACGAAGATATTCGGGCAGGGCAAGTTCTGCGTTACAGTTTAAAAAGTGGACAAATACCTCCGGGCTTAGTGCTAACACACGATGGTAAAATTCAAGGTGTAGTTGACCCTATACTAGCAATTGAAAAAAGTATCAAAGGCGGCTACGACGCTGCGCCTTACGATTACGGCGCAGGAACGGGCTATGACTGGTATAGTGCCATTGCTAATTCAACAAATGGGTACGACAGTTACTACTATGATCTAGTAAAGTATGATATTTCTGTAAATACCCGTACACCTAAAAAGCTAAACAGATACTACCAATTTACAGTTGACGTAACTGACGGCGAAAACGTAGTACCGAGAACATTTAGAATTTTTGTAGTCGGCGATGATTTCTTCACTGCTGACATTACAACAATGCAGGCTGGCACAGGTACATTTACTGCTGATGCTTCTAAACTGCGCAGGCCAATTTGGCTTACTCCGGGCGACTTTGGTTACCGTAGAGCAAACAACTATATCTCACTTCCGTTACAGGTAATCAATAACAGTACACTAGGTGGGCTTGTTTGGTATCGTATGGAAGAAATCAACGACGACGGTACTGACAGTGTGCTGCCGCCGGGCCTAGGACTTGACTTCCGTAACGGCTACATTGTAGGACGCACACCTTACCAAAAAGGTATTACTGAAACTTATAAGTTTACAGTATCGGCCATACGTGTAAGCTTTGACTCCGAGCGTGTAGAGCTACAACAGAAAACAGAAGAAGCAGCAGCACTAAACAGCGCTACACTAAAAATTAGCAAAACTGAAAAAGTCACTGCTACTGATCTTATAGGCAGAACATTTACAGTTGAAGGTAACACTTACAAAATTCTGTTAGCCGACCTAAGCCATGCAGACTATGATCTGATCACGCTTACTTACGGTACACGCACAGTTATGCCAAAGGGCACTGCTATTAACCTAGGCATTTTTGATCTAACAGAAGCAGAAGAAGCCAAGAGTACAAAAACGTTCACGGTTAACTTGTTAGGCGAAGTAAACAGTGAAATTTCTTGGTTAACTGCTAGCGACCTTGGCAGTGTAAGCGCAAACTACACAAGCACAAAGCGAATACAAGCATCCACTAGTGTTCCTAATGCTACGCTAGTATATCGTGTACAGTCAGGTGACTTGCCCCCAGGCATGCGTCTTGACTTTAGCGGCGAGCTCATTGGTACAGTAAAAAGCTTCGGCAACACAAGCGAACAAGGACTTACTGTTTTTGATAACGGTACTACCAAGTTTGATGCTAATACTACACGCATGGATCGAAAGTTTGAGTTTACTGTAGAAGTTAAAGATCACTTTGGTTATAGCATAACTACACGTAAGTTTACACTAGTTGTAGATGACCCAAACAGTAAAGAATTTAGTAACCTACATCTAAAGCCAATGCTAACAAGAAAACAGCGTGACGCATTTAGAGATATCATAGGTGACCCTCAAATATTCTTGCCAGAGCAACTGTACAGACAGAATGATACTAACTTTGGTATACAATACGATCCTACAGTTCTGTTGTACGCTGGTATTGAAACTAAGAACATGCGCTACTATGTAGCAGCAGCAAATTTGTACGGTAAGCGCAAAACATACAGCATAGGCAGGTTAAAAACCGCAGTAGCGAAAGAACCCGGCACTCAAAACATTATCTACGAAGTTGTATACTTAGACTTAGTTGACCCAAACGAAACACTAATCAATCGCAAAACACGCAAGTCTTACACGCATCAAGATCACACACCGTTGTTAGTCAACAGTAGTCACTACGACGTTACTGACGAAACATACGATAGCGACCCTTATGAGCTAGTAGTTACTACTAGAGAACAAGGTGATGTTGTTGTTGACTTTACTAGCAGTTTAGACATAGAAACTAGAGACAACGGCACACTACAATACTTGTTAGCACATCAACTATTTGTGTACAGTCGACTAGGCAACATACTAGAGACTAGTTTACAAACAGTTGGGTCTAGTACAAACTACGAATTGCGCCCAAGCAATCCAAACGTAGTTACTGTAGACATAGACTTGTATACAGCTGATGGCATTTACAAAAACAAAAAAACAATATCTAGTATTACTAACTTAAGAGAAGAAATACTCAAAATAGGCGAGACTGAAAAAGACTTTTTGCCTTTATGGATGCAGACTCCGCAAACTACTATTGCTGAAATAGGCTACGTGCCGGCTCTAGTACTTTGTTACTGTAAGCCAGGCGGAAGCGCACTAATCAAAGAAAAAATAGAAGACCAAAAAATAGACTTTAAACAGTTTGAACTAGATATTGATCGAGTAGTAATTGACAACGCAGAGTCGAACGCAGATGATCAATATCTAGTGTTCCAAAATAAAGAGTATGTGGTTTAACAAGATAAATATTACGGAGACAAAAAATGGCCAGTAACATTACCGCAGATAACATTGATGCTAACTTTCCTGTCGCAGGACAAGATAATAACAGCCAAGGTTTTAGAGATAACTTCAACCTTACAAAAAATAGCTTAGTCGCAGCTAAGAGTGAAATCGAAGACTTGCAGACTAACACCGCTAAGACCAACGGCGATAACAACTTCGCTGGTAATAAGCTTACTAACTTTCAGCAAGAAAACTTCACTGAAACAGTTTATAGCTACGGTGCTATATCCAATGACCTTGACATTGACTGGGAGTTTGCTCCGTATCAATTGCTACAGGCAGGCGCAGATATTACACTTACCCTTATTGATTGGCCTAACTCACCAAAGCACGGTAAGCTAAAGCTACAGATTACCGGTGACGGTACTGAAAGAACTATTAGCTGGATAGCAGGCAACGGCGGCACTATCAAGAAAGATGCTAGTTGGCCAGCATCCTTTACTGTAACCAGCATTAACGATCCTGTGTTTGTTGAGCTTTGGACTACTAACGGTGGTGTAACTGTGTTCGCAAGATACCTAGGACAGTACACAAGCTAATGAATCCTTTTGTAGACGGCGCTTCGGAACTTAGCGAAGCTCAACTTATAGACAAAATCGAGGATCTATCTCGAAAGTACTTTATGACGTCGAATCCTCAAGTGCGTGAGCAAATGGCTTCAATACTTGACATGTATAAACTTGAGTTCGAAGAAAGAAAAGTTCGATCTCAACAAAGACAAGATGACGACAATAAAGATCTTGACAACTTAATCAACATCAACTAAACTAATACTATGCTTATAAAAACTGACGACCTCGGGGTGCCTCGTTTTACGAATAACGATCTAATAGACATGATTTATCAGGGCAATGCTGATAAATGTCATGTAGTTCTCTGCGATCCAAGTGATGAAATAGACAAGTTCAATGCTGCTATGGATGAACAAGGACTGAGTAAACTACAGAAGTATATTTCGTTAGACGTAGATCAAAAGACCTTTGACACAGTATGTCAATCAGAATGGCTAATGCCTCAGGAATACAAAGATATTAATGTACACAATTACGTACTGAGTAAAGCTAAAACGCCGTGTTCGCAGGATGTTCAAGATCGTATATGGGAAGAACTAGCAGAATTTGAAGAACACGGAATGCTGGATCTATTACGCTATATGATTTATCTTGTAGACTTTATGCGAGAGAATAATATTGTATGGGGTGTTGGCAGAGGTAGCTCAGTAGCAAGCTATGTGTTATACTTGCTAGATGTACATCGCATAGACAGTTTTAAGTATAATTTAGACTACAAAGAGTTCTTAAGATAAGTAACATACAAAGGAGAATACCATGGTAGAAAAATCAAAAGGTAGACCACAACACAGAACTATGCGTGGCACAGTCATTGATATGGACATGCTACGTAAAAAGAATGAACTTACTCCGGCAGTAGGGCTAGGTATGAAAGTAAACGCACGGGGAGATGAAATCGGTCCCGGCGGCAAGATTATTCGTACCCGTGACGAAGTATTAGCTGATTATTACAAAAACAATGATGCAGTAGTAGTAGCCGACCCAGGCAAAGCAAAACCAGACGAGGAATAAATGAAAACATTTACATCTAAAGTAAAAGCAATCGGTGACAAGGTTCTTGTTTCGGATATGGATTTTGGTGAACAGAAAACCAAAGGTGGCTTAATTTTAGGCAGCGACGACGGCAAGAGCCGCGGCGTACACGCACGCTGGGGTCGTGTATTTGACAAAGGCCCACGCAACACAGACGACTATAAAGTTGGTGATTGGATTCTAATCGAACACGGGCGGTGGACTCGTGGTGTAGAGTTTGATACCGAAGGCTTTACAGGTACTATTCGTATGGTAGAAAATACTGCTGTACTTGGATACAGTGAGACAAAGCCTGACGATGTATTGTTTGGTACTGAATACAACGACGGCGAGCACATGACCGTTGACCCAAGCGATTTTGTTTAATGAGCGGTCAGCGACGCTGGCTTAAAGTATGGGCAAGAACTGTCGGAATGCCGATCGGCATTAACGATGACGACAAACCAGAATTCTTGCCCATCTCTCAAACAGACGTAAAGAAAGCGCTAGCATTCCGAACATTCTGGATTGCGTTACACGTTGTTACTTGTTTTGCTATTATAGCAGGTAATGGCCGAACACTAGGGCTTTGGTAATGAATAAAACAGGACAGAAGCACTATGAAACCTAACACAAAGTTTAATCTTACAGTTAGAGATATAGAAATAATTGAATCGGCACTAATGGCAAAAGCAGGGCGCCGAGGGATGGCTATTGCTCAAGGAGCAACTAGTGTCACGCTCAAAAAAGAAATGCACGAAATACAAGAACTACTAGGTCGATTGCATAATCAAAAGAGATGGTATACACCTAAAGACTTTACTCCGGGAGGATAGTGTATGCGTATTTTTAGTAAGCATAAACCAAAGTCTAATAAAGAAAGGCGTCCACGCACTTTGTTAGAAAAAATGGACGAAACAAAGTTCAATCCGTATGAACGAAAGAACGGCGAAGCTATGACCGAAATTGAAAAAATGGATCAAGGCTTCAACGGAAAAACTTACACAATAAACGGAATCGAAGGCGATTTTAGTTGACTTTATGTGTTGCTCTTGCTATAATAGCTAAAGTTAAAAGCAACACATAAAGGACTAAAATGACTAACATCGTAGATCTAAACAAATACAAAGACTTTGTAGACGAAGTAACCAGCAACGAATCTAAATCCACTGTTGACATGTACAATCGCATGATCGATATGGAAACAGGTAAAGACGGTGCTGAAGTAAACAGCGCACGGCTTGTCACTGGTGCTATTGGCTTGGCAAGTGAAGCAGGCGAGTTTGCTGAAGTTGTAAAGAAAATGGTCTTTCAAGGCAAACCTTGTGATGAAGAAACTGTTTTTCATATGAAGCGTGAGCTTGGTGATATTATGTGGTACTGGGTAAATGCTGTAAACGCAATTGGCGAAGATCCTAATGAAGTAATTGCTGAAAATGTCCGTAAACTAGAAGCACGTTACCCTGGTGGTAAGTTTGATGCTTTCTACAGTGAAAACCGAGAAGAAGGAGATCTTTAATGTCATTTACGTCTCGCAAAGAATACACCGAGTGGGCTTTAGATCTGCTCAATAAGTATGGAGTTAAAGAACCCGGCACTTATACTGCTGACGAACTCAAGCACTATAATCCAAACATTCCTGAATCGTTCATCGACGACTACACAGGGAACGCAAACAACTACGACACTTATAAAGTTGATATCAAAAAGGTGTGAGTAATGTATAACGAACATTGGGAATACGAAAACGATGAAATGATTCTGTTTTGGGACGGAATCTTTTCTAATTGGTACCCAGCTGGTTTTGTAATTGAAGGCGTTGAGTATAACTGTGTTGAGCAGTACATGATGGCTGAAAAAGCTCGCTTCTTCAACGACACTGAAATCGAACAGAAGATCATGAAAGCAAAGTACCCGGATGAGCAAAAGAGGCTCGGACGCAAAGTACGCAATTTTGATGCTAACGCCTGGATGTCAGTGTGTAGAGAAAAAGTATTGCCGGGCATTGTTGCTAAGTTCAAATCTCATCCTGCTCTCAAAAAGCTGCTACTAAGTACAGGTGATAAAGTTATTGCCGAAGCTTCACCCGAAGATAGAATCTGGGGCATTGGGCTACACCCAGAAGATGCTAAAGCACAAGATCAAGCTAACTGGGACGGTCTTAATATTCTCGGTGAGTTAACAATGGAAGCTCGCAAGCAACTAAAGGAAAATGCGTAATGAAAGAACTTTGGGTAGAAAAATACCGTCCGAAAACAGTAGACGGTTATGTGTTTCGTGACGAAGCACAGCGCAATCAAGTAAACACTTGGATAAAAGAAAAGACTATTCCGCATTTGCTGTTTAGCGGCAACGCAGGCATTGGCAAGACTACACTTGCCAAACTGCTGTTTAACGAACTTGATCTTAATCCGCTTGACATTCTTGAGATCAACGCAAGTCGCACAAACTCTGTAGACGACGTTCGTGACAAGATTGTAAACTTTGTACAAATGATTCCGTTTGGCGATTTCAAAGTTGTACTGCTTGATGAGGCAGACTATTTGTCTCCTAACGCACAAGCAGCGCTTCGTGGTGTAATGGAAGAATATCATAGCACCGCACGTTTTATTCTAACGTGTAACTATCCAAACAAAATCATTCCTGCTATTCATTCACGTTGTCAGGGCTTTCACATTGCTAAGATCGATCAAACAGAGTTTACTGCTCGTGTTGCTGAGATTTTGATCACCGAAGGTACTGTGCCTGATCTCGATGTACTTGATACTTACGTAAAGGCTACATATCCTGATCTGCGTAAGTGTATCAACATGGTACAGCAAAATATTGTCGACGGCACGCTTGTTACTCCGCAGCAAGGCGACAGCGGCGAAACTGATTGGAAACTTGACATGGTTGAGTTGTTCAAGGCAGGCAAGATCCAAGAAGCTCGTAAGATGCTGTGTGGCTCAGTGCGAGCAGAAGAAATGGAAGAAATTTATCGTTGGCTATACGATAATATTGAGCTGTTCGGAAATGAACCGCAACAAGACCAAGCAGTGCTAATTATTAAGCAGGGCTTGGTTGATCACACCCTTGTAGTAGATCCAGAAATTAATCTGGCTGCTACGCTTATCAGATTAGCACGTTTAGGAGAATAATATGCGAGGACAATTAGATGTTTATGCAGGCCCTATGTATGCCGGCAAGACTAGTGAGCTGTTACGTCGTGTTCTTTGGCTCGGTCATCAGCGCAAAAAAGTTCTAGTGATTAAGCCAAGTAAAGATGATCGTTACAGCGAATCTGAAATTGTTACACATAATCAGCTAAGTCATCCTTGCGTAAGTGTTAGCTCTATTGTAGAGTTTGATCAAGATCATAATGTAAAACCCAAGCACTTTGATACTATTTGTCTCGACGAGGTACAGTTTTTTAACGCAACAGAAACTGTAGAAATTGTAGAAAAATGGCTCAGCACCGGGATTAACGTTGTTGCTGTTGGCCTTGACCAAGACAGCAGGGGAGTGCCATTTGAAACTGTAGCGTTGCTTATGGCTCTCTCAGACCGTGTAGAAAAGATTGCAGCAGTGTGTACCAAATGCGGTGCGCCTGCTACAAAAACGTACAGACTCAAAGCTAGCGGTGACCGTGTACAGGTAGGTAGCATGGGCATGTACGAACCTCGATGTGTAGAGCATTGGGAACCAAAATAACTCTACAAACACACAAACAAAACTTCGAGAAAAGTTAGTTAATATCAAATGATTTATATCTTAGTAGCTCTTGAGGATGAGCTTTCAACCAATCCAAATCCTGAAAAGTACACTATCGTCTATACAGGCGTTGGTAAGGTAAATGCTACTCATGTAGCTACCATGATATCTCTTCGTAACGACTGCGAGAAGATTATCAACTATGGCACTGCCGGCGCATTCAGTAAGTTACACGTCGGCAGTTTGCTGGAAATCGGTGTTGTTCGCCAAAGAGATATTGACGCTCGTCCGTTGGTACCTTTAGGAACAACACCGTATGATCAGTTTCATGCTAGTGATATTAGAATATCAGATGTACACGATTACAGCGTAAGCACGGGTGATAACTTTGTAACAGCACAACCTGAATTAACAAGCGACTGCGTTGACATGGAAGCATACGGTATTGCTAAAACATGTCGGTTGACAGGAACGACGTTTGAGTGCTATAAGTATATTACAGACCTAGCTGATGATAACGCTGCTGAAGCATGGCATGAGAATGTTAGCAAAGGTGAAGATAAGTTTTGGAAAAGAATGAAGTATGACTTACGTAGTAAATGATCAATGTATTCGTTGTAAGCATATGGACTGCGTTGACGTCTGTCCAGTAGACTGCTTTTACGAAGGCGAAAATATGCTTGTAATTAATCCTGACGAATGTATTGATTGCGGCGTATGCGAGCCCGAATGTCCTGCTGATGCTATTTTACCTGACTCGGCAGATGGCGCAAAGGAATGGGTAGAATTTAATCAAAAGTGGAGCGAGGCGTGGCCTAACATTACTGCGATGCGCTCTGAAGATGTACCGGCCGATGCTGCTGAGTGGCACGGTATACAAGGCAAGTTGGAACACTTCTCAGACAAGCCAGGAAAGGGCGACTAATGATTAGAGCTATTTTAGCGTGCGACGATGCGTGGGGTATCGGCAAAGACGGTGACTTACCGTGGCCTCATAATTCAGCAGATTTAAAATGGTTTAAAAACTGTACTACTGGGATGCCAGTTATCATGGGACGACGCACTTGGGATAGTCTGCCTATAAAACCTTTGCCCAACCGTGACAACTATGTACTGTCACGTAGCTTTCCGTTCGACGCACCAGGAGCAATAAACTTAGAGCCTAATCCAGTAAAGCAAATAATAGAGCTAGGCAACAAACAAGATATCTGGATCATAGGTGGCGCACAGATACTTAATAGCTGTGTAAGCATTATTGATGAATTTTGGCTTAGTAGAATAAAAGGCACATATCAGTGTGATGTATTCCTTCCTCGTACTATAATTGAAGAGCAGTACTCTATGTACTATGCTCAGCCAACAGATGGCATTTACGTAGAAAAATGGATGAAACTACCGAGCAATGCCTAAAAATAAAGGAAGACAAAAGATGAAACGTGGATGCCATTCTCCAAACGGCTGCTACTGTACCGGAGCCTGTGAAGAAGAAGTTGTAGATATTAACGCTCTCATCGTCAACCAAGAAGCTGAGGAAGAATTGGGATACATTCTTCCCGGCGAACTTAACCCACACGAACGTAAGGACGATGAATAATGATTAAGTCAGTACATCACAAGTATGGTACAATGATTGATCCGCCTTCTGGATGGAGGTATGGTTTCCCTAAGCATTTACCAGACGGTAAAGATTATAAAGAGATGCTTAAGGAAAGCGGTTATCCAGAAAAAGATATTGATTTCGCAATGAAGCATTCACGAATGTGGTTTACACATGTCGGGTTTAGTTTAGTAAAGAATGAAGATTAATGAAACAATATTTAGAAGCACTTAAACACATACTAGAAAACGGCGAATCTGTCGAAGATCGTACAGGCGTAGGCACAACCGCAGTGTTCGGTTATCAAATGCGTTTCAATCTACAAGAAGGCTTTCCTGCTGTAACAACTAAAAAGCTAGCGTGGCGTAGCGTAGTAAGTGAGCTACTTTGGTTCTTAGAAGGCAGCAGTAACGAACGCAGACTAGCTGAAATTCACTATGATCAACCTCGTGAAGAACTAGTAGGCAAAACAACTATTTGGACTGCTAACGCCGATGCCCAAGGTGTTGCGCTCGGATATCGTAATACAGATACAGAGAAACAGCTAGGACCAGTATACGGTGTACAATGGCGAAACTGGGATAAGATTGATCAAATCACAAAGCTAATAAGCGACCTTCAAACGAATCCTAATTCACGTAGGCATATTTTAAGTGCGTGGAATGTTTCCAAAATTGACAAAATGGCACTGCCTCCTTGCCATACACTAGCACAGTTTAGTGTAATTAACGGCAAGCTTAGTTGTCAGCTGTATCAACGTAGTGCTGATATGTTTTTAGGTGTGCCATTTAACATTGCTAGCTACAGTTTGCTTACTCATATGCTTGCGCAGATATGTAATCTAAAAGTAGGAGACTTTGTTTGGAGCGGTGGCGATTGCCATATCTATAATAATCATATTGCTCAAGTTACAGAGCAACTAGCCCGTGAACCTAGCTTGTTGCCAGAACTAACAATGCCAAAGTTCAATAGTTTAGAAACACTGCTAACAACAAAGCCAACTGACTATATGCTAGAAAATTACAACCCTATGCCTAGCATCAAAGCAGAGATGGCTGTATAGATGCCGTTTGTAGGTTGGGACACCCAACGAAAAACTAAATGGCGGCAAAAGTTTGCTTGGTGGCCTACTAGGTCAGCAACGGGGAAAGCGATTTGGCTTTCCCCTTACTACTTGAAAACTATAGAAATAGTAAGGGGAAATTCCGATACTATAGAATCTATAGGCACTGTATATACTTATAATGAATTCTTAAAGTATGTACTAGTGCGTGCTTAGTCGTAAATCCTTAGTACATCAGCAACCACAGGGTGACGTTCGATATCATAATGATCAAACATAACTGTTTCAATATAGTTACTGTGTTTACTATTTAATTTACCTAAGAAATCCATTAAGCCGTTGTCTTGAGCACGGTCTGTCTGTGCTAAGTCACCAGTTACAACCATCTTACTGTCATCGCCAATACGTGTTAGCAACATCTTCATTTGATTAGATGTAGCGTTCTGCATTTCGTCAGCAATAATGTAACTGTCTTTGAAAGTTCTACCACGCATGTAAGCTAGTGGTGAAATTTCAATAACTGATTCACTCATCATAGAATGAATTTCTTTGTTAGAAAAATGCTCTTTAAACACATCAAATATAGGACGTGTCCACGGTGCCATTTTTTCTTCTAGTGTGCCAGGTAGAAAACCTAAGTCCTCATCTACGTTTACTACTGGTCTTGTGATAACAATTTTATCTACTTCTTTTTCTTTAAATGATTTAATTGCTGCTTTTACAGCTAATAGCGTCTTGCCTGTTCCTGCTGGTCCTATTCCGAATACAATGTGTTTTTTAAAGTCTGTTAGTTGTATTATGTATTCATGTTGTTTTTGATTTCTCGGTTTCAACTGGATACTGTTATGATTTTGGTAGTTTGGTCCTGCTTTAGCTTTACGCTTCATACCCATTAAAGGTCTCCTTGTTAGCGGTGCAACAGAGCACCTATACTCTCCCGCAAAAATATTTATATCAGTCGATAAAGAGAAATATACAGCTATTGCTTGATAAATACTATTAGAGGATAAAAACTATGTATGATGTTGAACGACTTTTAAATAATATTGACAGAGTGTATAACAGTACAACAGCTCTTCAAATTCTCAAAGATTTTGAGAGAGTGCTTGACGAATACTTTGATATTTACGTTTACGATAACTGGGACAACGGCGAGCTTCTACAAGGGCCGATGGCTAGTAAGTATTGGGTAACTTGTTACTTTATGTGGCCCGATAAGAAAAGACCAGACGAGGCAGCTATCAAGCGCCTGCGCAGTAATAAAGTGTTAGTTAAAACAGGCACAAGTTACTTTGTGACTCCTAAGAAGATCAAGCACACAGATGATGTTCGCCCTGGTACTAAAAAAGGCAAGCTTCTTAGAGAGAAGATTTATATTGTAGGTATTAAGATGCCTAAGTCTTTGATGAAGAGTGTTTACGGTGGTCAAGACATTTTTAACAAAGACGAAGTTGAACAAATGGACGCAGGACAGCAGCCGCCAGTTGAAGATATTGCTACTGACGATATGGCAGGCCTCGGCGGCGCTGATCCACTAGCAATGGGCGGAGTATAAAATGGGGTTAAGTCAAGGTGATCTTAAGGATCTTGTAAAAAAGACGTTTGACATTGATACGTACTCTAGTAAGATGGGCGAAGACAAAAACATTGTTACTATTTCGTTTGATGTTAGCTCCGAACCGCCTGCTAAAGATCTAGTAAAATTTCTAGAAGCAGGCTATCACTTTATTCTAGATAGCGCAGTATCAAGCGGCGAACAAGACGATGGCCACTTTAGAGTGTTTTCTGAAATAGCTAGAGACAAGTCGGCTATTAATCATATTTTAGAAATACTATCCGGCGTTGAAAAACTTACAGACTGTAACGACTACAAGTTTAGATACTACAAAAACTTTAAAAGTGTGCCGGCTACAGAAGAAAATCTAACCAAGCAAGTTATTACTGACCCTGATCGCTACGGTGTAGATTTAAAAGTAGCTGAAAATCACAACATAGATAATTTCTTTAAAAAGAGCTTTCTTGATAGTATTAAGATCGATGAAAATATTCTAACACTTAAAAAGGTATATTCCGATCCGATCCAATTTAATGTAATTGACTTTGCTACTCATAATGAAGTACATGCTAATCTTACAGAATCGTATAACTTTAACGACTTTGGTGAAATAATCTTTATGGTAAAATATCTAGGTGACTATGATATTACCAAATACGGTAACAAACTTATTATTGAAAATAACGGCTACTGTTTAGTAGCAGAAAGGTTGTAAAATGTTAAGAGCAAAGCTAATGCTAATTATAGTAGCAGCTCTAATACCATTAGCACTTGGAATATTTTGGTATGTAAATCACTTACAGACCCAGCTAGATATATCAAGGGCAAACGAAGCAAAGCTTCAGCAAGCAGTAGCGACTAACGAAGAAACAATTAAAGTATTACAAAGAGATTTTAAACTTGCGACTGAGGAGCTACAAAAAGTAAACGACGAGTTCGCAGCAATACGCAAACAAAATCAAAACCTAATAGGCAAACTAGAACGACACGACTTAGGGTTACTAGGCGAAGCAAAGCCGGTGTTAGTAGAACGTATTATTAATCGTGCTACTGTAAAAGCCAACAGATGTATTGAAATTCTTAGCGGCGATGACCTTACAGAAGATGAGCTAGCTGCTGAAAGCGGCAACTCATTTAACAGCGAGTGTCCGTGGTTATGGCAGCCGCCAGTAACAGAAGAAGAGGAGAAAGTAAATGATTAAAGTAATTTTAGCTTCTCTAGCATTACTGGCACTTACTAGTTGCGGAGGTAACTTAGTTACTCCAATACAAGTAACTAGTGCGCCAACTGAGCGTCTAAAACTAACACTGCCTGATATTGACACAGTAGATCAAAAAGAAGTGTCATGGGTGCTACTCACTGAAGAAAACTATGAACAATTATTTGCCGAACTTGAAAAGTCTGGCGAACCTGTTGTATTTTTCTCGTTATCAGACGAAGGTTATGCTAACATATCAATTAACTATCAAAACGCAAGACAGATAATACAGCAGCAGCAGGCTATAATAGCAGCATATGAAAATTATTACGTTAATGTAGAATAACTGTGTACGTTACTCCGTGTGTTGGCTTATGTAACATTATAGAGGGTGTTTGCGTAGGCTGCGAGCGATCTAGAGAGGAGATTGCTCGATGGAAAACGTATACTGATGACGAAAGATTAGTCATCATGAAAAGACTAGGTTACGGAAGGCGTAAAACTAGAAGATAAGGTATATTTTTCGGGGAGGGAAACAATGTACGAATATAGAGCATACGTAGTAAAAGTTATCGACGGAGATACAGTTGATGTCGATATTGATCTAGGGTTTGGAGTAATGCTTAAGGACGAACGTGTTCGTATAATGGGCATCGACACACCAGAGTCGAGAACAAGTGACAGAGTAGAAGACTTGTTCGGCGAAGCCGCTAAAGCAAGACTAAAACAAATACTCGGCGACGAGTGTATTCTAAAAACTCAAGTTAACAAACACGGCGAAGACATGAAAGGCAAGTTCGGACGAATCCTCGGCGACTTTATTGCGCAGGACGGACGAATGATTACTGAAATCATGACCCAAGAAGGACATTGTGTGCCGTACTTTGGCGGATCAAAAGAAGACACGCAAGCAGCACATGCCGTTAACAGAGAACGTTTGTTAAATGAAGGTATTGTTAGTCGAGAAGACTACGACGCTGCTATAAAGAAAATGGAAGCGAAAAAGTAAATGGGGAAATCACTCGAAAAGGATTCGATATATAATCAGTTCGACGAAGACGGTGACGGAATTGTAACAGACGAAGAGATGGCAAAAGCTGAGCGTATGATTCAAATCGAAAACGACGATAAGAAACAAGATGCTCAGCGTATGATGGCATGGTTTGCTTTGTTTGGCATGTTGCTGTATCCGTTTTCGATAATCGGTACAAGTTTATTCGGATTAGAAACCGCAGGTGGGTTACTTAAAGACATAGCACCTACATACTTTGTTTCTGTTGCTGCTATTGTTGCTGCTTTTTACGCCAAAGAAGGTGTAGAAAATTTTAACAAGAAGAAGGATAGCAAATAAGTATTAGTATGGACGACTACTATACAATACTTAATATAGACAAAACAGCCAGTCAGGATGAAATTAAATCAGCTTACAGAAAGCTTGCGTTAACTAGTCATCCTGACCGCGGCGGCGATCCTAAAAAGTTTTCAAAAATAACAGAAGCATATAACACACTAAAAGATCAAGACAAGCGTAGTCAATACGACTTTACGTTTAAACAAAGTGATAGTTTTGATAGCTGGCTTAACCAAACCTTTTACTATAAGCGTATGCAGCATAACCAAAACATACTTGTTGAGCAAGTTATAAACTTTAGCGATCAGTTTACTGATAAACATGTCGACATTAGCTACGAGTTGCCCAGTGGAAAAACCAAAGACATTACTATTAAAATTCCTAAAGGTATTCGTGACAATCAAAAGCTAACATTTGCCAACTTAGGCGACGATTCAAATCCGCATATGCCGCCTGGTAAATTGATAATAGCAATAAGAGTTCAGGGAGACTCAGACTGGAAGCGTGACTCCGGTGATAGTATATCATCTACAATCATTGTTAACATATTAGATTTAATGCTTGGCGCTTCGGTGCCCGTAACAATACCGACAGGGCGTGAGTTTTCTGTAACCATACGAAAAGGCACAAAGCCCGGCACTGTACTAAATATTTCAGGCTACGGTATTCCTAATATTTCTACAGGAATCGCAGGCAATGTACTATTAAAAATCGAAGCTGTCATGCCCGATGTTCACGACGAAGAAATTATAGAAAAACTTTCACACGTTCGTGACTTGATTTACACAAAGAACACTTGACTTTTAGCGCAAAAGTGTTATTATAAGAACATTAACAAAAAAGGTAGCATATGCTAAACACAACTGAAGAAGTACAATTGGCTTTTGAAAAAGCTAATAGAGACGCAAGCAAACTCAAGCACGAGTATCTAACTCTTGAGCACTTGACCTTTGCTATCATGTGTGTCGAAGAGTTCGGCGTGACTCTAACTGAACTAGGCATTGACTACGAAAGCCTTAAGAATCGGCTAGAGAATCATCTACTCAACGAATGCGATGATATTGTAATAGAAGGGAAGATTAAAGCAAAGAAGACACGGGCAGTTGAACGTGTAATGCAACGCTCGTTCGCACAAGCACTGTTTTCTAATCGAGATAAAGTTAGCTTAGCTGATATTATTCTAAGTCTTCTTCACGAAAAGAACTGCCTTGCTACTTACTATTGTATTCAAGCCGGTGTTACCAAAGACAAGATGGCTGAGTTCTTATACAGTGAGTTTATGTTTGAAGAAGGACTGGCTGCTGGCGGTGGCAAGCACGCAAACCCGCTTGAACGTTATACTGACAACTTAACCGAAATGGCTGCTAACGGAGAAATTGATCCAGTTATCGGTCGTGCTGAAGAAATTGAAAGTATTGCTCTATCGCTTGGCCGGCGTTCTAAAAACAACGTAATGCTTGTTGGCGACCCTGGCGTAGGTAAAACTGCTATTGCCGAAGGACTCGCATACCGAATTGTTAATAAAGAAGTTCCTAAGTTCCTTGAAGATTACGAAGTGTTTAGTCTTAAGATTACCACGCTTCTTGCTGGTACTCGTTACCGTGGTGAATTTGAAGAACGTATGGACGCACTGCTTGAAGATCTCATCCAGCACGAAAAAGCTATTCTGTATATCGACGAAGCACATATGATGAACGGTGCCGGAGCGGGACAAAGTGAAAATCCAAACGATCTTGCTAACATTCTTAAGCCAGCTCTGTCTAAAGGTACTATCAAAGTTATCGGTAGCACTACGTGGGATGAGTTCCGCAAGCACTTTGAAAAAGACACTGCGCTTATGCGACGCTTCCAACGTGTAAGTGTTGAAGAACCAAGTGAAAAAGATACAGTAGCTATCCTTGCTGGTATTAAGAAGTACTACGAAAAGTATCACAAAATTAAGATTCACAAGAACGCACTTACTCGTTCTGTTGAACTTAGTGTAAAGTATCAGCATGATAAAAAGCTTCCTGATAAAGCAATTGATCTTATTGATCAAGCGTGCGCACGTTTTAATCTACTCGACGGCTTTGAAGGCAAGCGAGTAGTTAAGGCTTCTGAGATCGAAGTTGAAATGGCTAAAGTTCTCAAGATGCCTGTTGAAAACATTCGCGAGCGTGAAACTACAAGCCTTGCTAATCTTGAGTCAAACATCAAGAGCTATGTATACGGACAAGATGTTGCTATTGAACAAGTAGTAGACAAGATCCTTGTAGCACAAGCAGGCCTTAAAGATCGTAACAAGCCAATTGGTAGCTTTGTGTTTATGGGCCCAACTGGCACAGGTAAAACTGAAACTGCTAAGCAAATCGCAGACAACTTAGGCGTAGAACTTGTACGTTTTGATATGAGTGAATATCAAGAGTCACACAGTGTATCTAAGCTGCTGGGTTCTCCTCCGGGCTATGTAGGTTATGGTGATAGTTCCGGTAAGCTGATTAATAAGCTACAAGAACATCCTAACTGTGTACTGTTGCTCGACGAGATTGAGAAAGCGCATCCAGACATCAGTCAGATCCTGCTACAGGTAATGGACTATGGTAAGATCTCCGGCGGTAACGGTAAAGAGATTGACGTGTCTAACTGTGTATTGATTCTTACTACAAACCTTGGCGCTGCTGACAGTGAAAAGAACACAATCGGCTTTGGTGATGCTGCGCAGAAAGTGTACAAAGACGCTGCGTTTAAGAAATTCTTCTCGCCAGAGTTTAGAAACCGTCTTGACAAAGTTGTTACGTTTAACTACCTTGAAGAATCTGTAATTGGTAAGATTGTTGACAAGTTTATCAGCGACCTGCGTGTTACACTTAAAGGCAAGGGCGTAACTGTAAAACTTGATAAGACCGCTAAAGCGTATCTTATGAAACACGGTTATCATCGTGAAATGGGCGCTCGTCCGCTAGGCCGAGTCATTGACGAGAAGATTAAGACTCCGCTCAGTAAAGCAATCCTGTTCGGCGAGCTTAAAGACGGTGGCACTGTAACTATTAGCGCAGCTAAGAACATCACTCTGTCTTACGAAAGCAACCAAAATGTTACATGAAGTAATAGCAAGCGGACTGTTCTATAACAAATACAAATACAAACTTGAGCTAATAACTTGTATAGGGCATTTGTTTCGTTCGGCAGATCGTGTTCAAGCTCGTGAAACAATCGACTTTGCTAAGCAATACATGAATAGCAGCGCTAACTGGGACGAAGCTCTCGAACAAGCAGGGCCCGGAGCGCTGCGGTACCCGACTAAATGGACCCTACGTCGATTTCAACCAACTTCTACAGATATCCAAGATTGCGAAAAGCTGTATAACTTCTTAACCGTAACTGCTCCGGATACAAAAACAAGAGTAGAACTAAACAATCTTAGTCTCTACTCTAATGAGGAAGGCAAGGTTCGTGATATTGCTAAGGAGTTGTCATGTGTACATAAGTTACATGTTCAAAAGAATGATAACATAGAACCTAATACTATCTATCATAGTTTTGCCGATCAGTACAAATATAAAATCACTGTAGGGAAAATACACGACACTGCCCTTGCTGCTTATCTCGAAACAAATAATAACACTTATGTACGTGCCGGAACAAGCACTATAGAAGCAATAAGAAAGAACAAAGCTCAGTATTACGGCACATACTACTTTTATGTACGTGACGATAAAGTTTTAAACGTAGTTTCTATGTTTGGCTTTGAAATAAAAAGACTCGACAAGTTGCTTCCTAAGTAAAACAGATAAATAACACTATGCCAGGAAACAGTGTTACAATTTTATCATCACAAGTCCACCCAGGGGACAGTTCAGTTCAAGCTGCGACAAGCGACAAAGTAAAAGGAGACGGATACTTTGGTCGCTCGGACGGTTTACATACTGTACAAATCAACCTTACTAATTTCTCAGGAGAGATTGCTATACAAGGCAGTCTTGCTATAGAGCCCACTGACGAAGATTGGTTTACTGTTGAGCTTTCGTCAGTTGACCCAACTACTTTGCTAATTGCTACAGTAGACACTACCGGAGCTATTACTGCTTCTAATGATAATAAAATAACACTGTCGAGTGTTAGCTACGACGGTGAGAATTCTAATGTAAACTACAACTTTACTGGTAACTTTGTATGGCTTAGAGCTGTAGTAAGCGGGTGGAAGACAGGTAGTATCAGTAGCATATTAATGAATTATTGAGGGTAAGAGGGAATGACGCAAGAACACATTAACATAGGTTCAGCAGAAAGAGCAGGCGACGGCGAAAGCTTACGCAGTGCGTTTGCTAAAATCGAAAGTAACTTTATCGAACTCTACGCTCGTCAAAGCACTGCCGACGGCAACACTTTATCTCTTGATCTAATAGGCAATGTATTAGGCGACGACAGTACTGTAATGGTAGATTCGTCTAATAATACTATTATTGCTACAGGTGGCATTACAGGCAATGTAACCGGACAAGTAAGTGATCTATCTAATCACTCGTTATCAGCGCTGAGTAATGTAAGTGATACAGTACCAAACACTGGACAAGTGCTAAAATGGAATGGCTCAGAATGGGAAGCAGGCTTTGACGCAGGAACCGGTGGTAGCGGTGGCGCTATTACTGTTGCCGGTGACGATAGCACACAGCGTACAATTAACAGTGGCGAAACACTTAGTATCTTAGGTGACGCAAATATAAGCACTAGTGCTGACGCAGAAGGTGTGTTAAGCATTTCACTAAGCCCTGTTGTGGTTGCTGACATTAAAGGCAATGTATTAGGCGACGACAGTACTGTAATTGTAGACTACTTGAATAATACAGTAACTACTAACGTACTTGATGTTACTACAGACGCTAAAATAAATACACTATACACAGCAACTATCGATACGCTTGATAGTAGCGCAATTAATATTATCCCGCCCGCTATATTTAACTCAGATGCTACTATAGAAAATACACTATACACAGCAAATATTGATACGCTTGATAGTAGCGCAATTAACATTACACCACCTACTATATTTAACTCAGATGTTACTATAGAAAATACACTAACTCTAACTACTCCGACTGACCTACCAGCAGGTACTACAATCGGCGGCGCTGCTATTAATACTAGCGTAGTAGACGGCGCAAGTGTTACAGTAAGCGACGATCCGCCAGTTAGTTCTAATACCGGCGATCTTTGGTGGGAATCAGACAGCTTACGCTTAAAAGTAAGATATGACGATGTTTGGATCGATGCTTTGCCAGTTGGCAGCGGCGTTGGCGGATCGAGCGGAAATGCCAGTGTCACAGTTAGTGACGATGCTCCGGGAGGTACCCCAGAAGCGGGCGACCTTTGGTGGGAATCAGATACTGGTAGACTAAAAATACGATATGACAGCTACTGGGTAGATGCTTCACCGCAAGGTGGTGCAGGATCTGCGTATAACGCTTTCACACCAACTGACTGGAACGGTACAGCGCCAACAACACTCGGCGACGCTATTGATCGACTAGCAGCTCTAGTAAAAACACTAAATAGCGGCACGGGCGCCTAAGCGTGTCGATAAATATTAAAAACGGAGAGGGATAATGGCAATACAATTTCCTAGCAATCCTAATGTCAACGATACGCATATTGTAGGTGGAACTACATATACGTGGAACGGCACTAGTTGGGAATCAAGCATTACATCAGCAGCATTTAACTTGACTGGTAATGTAACCGGCGATGTCACAGGTGACGTTACCGGCGATATTACAGGATCTGTATTTGCCGATGATAGTTCACTACTAATTGACGGCATTAACGGCACTATCGATGCTGGTAATTTAACAGGTACACTACCTGCAATTGACGGCTCGGCGTTAACTGGAATTGCCGTAGACGGCGCTGATTTTTCTGGTAACTTTGCAGGTTCAGTGTTTGCTGACGACAGTACACAGATTATTGACGGAGTTAGCGGCGAAGTTACTGGTAACGTAAACAACACAAATACAACATCCTACGCAGTTAACACTACCCAAATTGGCGGATTAGCATCTGGTGGCGTAACAATGTTAGAGCACACTAGTTTTAATTCTGATGTTACTGTAGGAGGGCACTTATCGGTGCCAAACATTATTACACCAGATAGCTCTGCGTTACGTGTTGAGAACATTGCTAACTTCCAGTCAGACGTTGATGTCGACGGTCGCTTAACAGTTGGCGGCGCTGATGTACAAGACCTAATTGGTGACGGTACAGGTGGTTACGAGTTTACTGGTGGTTTTGAAAATAGAACAACAGGAGCAGCTGGTACAAGTGACATTGGTACTGACGTAGAATATACCTCTGCGCAAGTACTCACGCAAGAATGGATGAGATTTGGTTTTAGCGCCGAACGACAGCTAGCAAACGACAAACCATATTGGACCAACGGAGCAGGCGGAGCTTCCGAAGCTCCCGGTGCTATTTACGGCGCAGATGCTAACAACTTACCGGATGGATTCTTTATGGACGGCAGTACTGCTCGTCCAGACGCTTATCGAGGTGTTGGTTTATTCTCCGGCGCTTATATGCCGACTGGCGTGACTAGTATGTTTGACTTTGCTGAAGACAGTACATTTAGTCCGTACAACGAAGCACAGACATCCGGCAGCTTACAGTACAATGCTGCTTCGGGTTCATACAATATAAGTCAACTTAATACAGGTGACTTTTGTTCGTTTAGATTCGACTTTAACCTAACACCGCAGTTTGCTAATACAACTGTAGAAGTTGGGCTTATTTGGCAAACTAGAGACTCAAGCGACAACGCAACATTTACATTTGCCCTTACAGGTGAGCCGATCTTCTTTGGTGCTGGCACAACGGGAAGAACATTCCTGAACCGTCCAATTATGACTGCTTACCTTGCATCTATTGAAGATGTAAACGCAAGGGCATTACCAGCTATACGAGCAGATCAGCCAGTGTTTGTACAGCCGCTAACCACATTATTTGTAGTAGGGAGATAATTAATGGCTATTCGAGTAGTTCGAAATAACAACGGTAACTGTGTAACCTTTGTAGGATCGTCACAGCCGGCATACTGGAACGCTTGTCTAAGTGGACAAGTTAACACCGAAGACAGCACTCGTGTTGATGTTGTTAACGATGTTAGAACCACAGACGACAACAACCCAGTATACGAATTCTACGGTGTACCGCACACTGAATTCCAAGACGCAGACGGTAACGGCTTTGCTGATGCGGTTGCAGCGGCAGCATACATTACTGAAAAGGCAAACGTAATTGGCGGCGCTGTAGAACTCGATGCTATTACTGTTGTAAACTTTACACGTGATAACACTAACACTTCTGTACTTACATCACTTGGTGATAGCTTTGGTGTAAACAGCGTTAAAGCTGTTGGCGATGCTGACGGTAACATCACTATCCGAGAAGATGCCGACACTGGTGTTGCGCTTTATACTTCCATTAGACCTTACAATGTTACAATTAATGGTCAAGCACAAACTACATCACTTAATGCTGTAGTAAACGCACTAAACGCACTGTTTAATGTTACTCCAGTGGGCGCTGGTGCTGATGACCCTAGTACTAGTAATCAATACGGTCAAACTACGCCTAACATAGGCACTTTTGGCGACGTAACTATCTCCGGAGGCATTGCTACAAAGGGTTCTAACTCAGGTTCACAATTTAGTGATGGCTTTTACACTATAGGACAAGAAGTTAACAGCCCTGGCGAATACTTTGAATTTGATAACACTGGTCGAGATTTTGATCGTAAATTTACTATCGGTTTGTTAGAAACTAGTAAGTTTGATGCTGGTGATTCTACTACACTGTTAGAAAACATAACCAGCCTAGGCGACGTATTAGATCTTGCTGTAAGACTTGGACCAAACGCTGCGTTTGAAAACAGCGATTACGGTGTTGTAATTGAAAATGGTTTCTACGAAGCACCTGGCAAAAGTTCCCAGTTTAGAGCAGGTATTGATAATACTGGTAGACTATCCATTAGTCACTATAAAAACGGCGAATGGCTGGTAATTGCACGTAGTGCGTTTATTGTAGACACTAGTGAAGAATACATGCTAGTGTGTCATATGGTTAAAGAAAACGCTCAGGTCAATGTTGGCACCGTTAGTACCAATAGTCTAGTAGACGACGTTCCTTTACAATATCGCTACATTGAATCACCAGATGGATCATTTTACTACCCGCTGTTTTCAAACAGATCCGAAGCTGACTATGTATCACAGAACGCATTTACACTATTTGGTGCTCCGTATACAAACGATACTGACACTAACTCAGACGGCTTTTACTCGCACTCGCATATATTTGTAGACGAGCCAACTAACACAACTTGGTACATGCCAGATAATTATATGTTCCATGCTGAATCTTCGGCTCCGGCTAACACAGCGTCGGTGACATATACTGCTGTTCAAACAGCAGCAGACGCAGATTATGTTCCAACAGTGTACAGCAGTAGCACTAGCTATACGTTTAACGAACTAGATAGTGTTAACATTGAGATAACTCCTACAGACGTTTCTTACACTACTACTGTATCTGGGCTGCCGCCGTGTATAACACACACTGGTCGCTATCTTACTGGCACTATCGACCCTATATCAGCTACAGAAACATATACCATTACTATTACACGATCAAACACGTTTGGGTCGTCAGTTGGTACATTATCTATTACACTAACTGACAATGCTAACTTGGGCAATATTGCTGACTTTACAGAAGTCGCTGGTAACTTTTATCAGCCAAATCAAATATTCCTCGACGAAGACGCTATTGCTCAGTACGATGTACAAATTAGTCAAGACGAAGAACTTACTTACAGTTTTAGTAGTGCTAGCAATATACCGCCAACTATTGGTGTTTTAAGTGCCACTGGCCAAAATGCGGTAACGTCGTTTGACCCGTCTACTGATAGCTTAGGCGTAGGCACTAGCGGATCGTCACCAGGCACAGACTTTAAGTGGACCACAATGTGGGATTTACGATTTGTTACGTTTGGCAGTATTGTAGGCGGAAGCACTAGCAGTAATGATAATGAAAAAGATCACTTAGTTGGTTGGAGCGATAACGGCGTAGTATTTGGCATTTCCGATGACAATATAAACCAAACATTTACACTAAAGTATGACACTGATGGTTATTTCCGCTTGTACCGCGGCGGCGCACTGTTAAAAACATCTGCTAGTACATACTCAGGCGCACAGACACTGACTATTGCTGCGTTTGAAGATCAAACGCAAAACAATGTGTATATTCCGACTAACTTTACTATTGCTAATCAAAACGCAGGAAGCACAACTTCGCCAAGTGGATTTAAGACTCCTATTGCCGAAGGTGCTATGGCTACATCAACCTTACTCGGTAATGTCGATGCTGGCGATTCAACAACACACGATGCTGCGGTTGAATTGAACACTACCCTTGATGTAAACAAGAGATTCATACTTCCAAAGACATGGGTACAAACTAATATTTTACCGTACATTGGCACTACCGGCGCTGATGTGTACTTTGGCGTACCGGCAAGTGGTGTTAACTGGACCGACGTAGCACTCAGCGACTTTGATGCTGTGATCGGATTCGAAGGCACTGCTAACCCGGCGCATACCTCTAGACTTGAAGTAGCAAGTAGTGATTCAAGTGTTACTGACGATACTACAAATATTAACTCTATGACCAACGCTTTCTTTGACTATGCTCTAGAATGGGACGGCGACGATCTACACGTTATTGCTTGTAACATTGGTGATATTAACACACAGCCAGCAATTAACAACGGTGGCGCATTTTCGCGAGTTATGACATACCACAACTATGTACCAAGCGACTCTGCTTACGGAAGTTTGCCATTGTTCTTTGCTGTAGACGACCAAGGACAAGTTAACTTGTCTACAAGTGGACTACAGGAAATACGTACACCATTTGGTATTCGTGATATATTAGTAGCTGAAGGCTCTGCTGGCAATGGTCATTTCAAGGTACAACCTGACGCTGCCGCATTTGATGCTGCGAGCGCCGGCGGTCATGTTCCTTCTGGTTACGGTTTTGAATCTGCTGGTGTTACATCCCTGAACGCAGGTAACACATATCGATTCATTTACCATCCATCAATGGAAGCGAATGATGAAATTGAGTTCCGACTTGCTTCTGACAACACAACTGTTTATACAACTGGTGTTACTGCGTTTGATAACACTTCCGCCGGTGATCCAAATGCCGAAGAAGGTTATAAAGGTATTACATTTGCGGTGCCTGCTGATGCTCCGCCGTTAACGTTGTACTACGTCAATGACACTACAGCAGATGCTGGTCGTGCTGTTGCTATCTCTGGTTCCACTTATGTTGAATCTGTGACTGGTATTACAAACGAAGGCCCAGCCGCTAACCAAACTGGTACTAACATTGTAGACAATGGTGACTATGGTTGGATGTCAATTGACGAAACGCTTGGAGCTGGTGAACGCTTTGTAATGGACAATGCGTTCTTTACAGACCTTTTTGATGAGATGCCAACTGCGTATGAGATTCGCATTGGACTTAAAGGAGCCAATTGGGACAATGGTGACCAATCAACTAAATCTAATACTGTAGTTTCTGGAGAAGTATTTAAAGGTGATTTGCAACTTAGAATATCTGGAAGTACTCAGAGTAAGACTTTTCAGTTATTTAAACCAGGAACAAATTATAACACAATGCTTGTAAACACACCAGCATTACAGGATACAACTTGTGCTTTTATTGAAATTACTGCAGATGGTAATAACATTAGATTTGGATTTGGTAGAAATGGCAACATTGGTCTTTCTCAAGGAGATGAATCAACTGTTAATTATTCAGATTGGAGTGGTTACAAAGGTGAAACAGGTGACCAAGGATTTGGTATTACCTCGCTTGATGTTATGTTCTTAGTTACAGACATTTTTAATAACAGTGAGGACTTCGATGGCGCAAATGTAGATTGGACAGGACTATCTGAAGTTTCTATGCCGACGCTATCAACAACTGTGAGCACCCCGTGGACAAAGGCCTTGGACTTTAGCGGTTCATCTGAACGAGGTCTTCAAGTTGCCAACCAGAACCATTTCAACCCAATCCGCATGTCAGACCTAGGTGCTACTGCTACTGGTAATACTACGGCTGGTAGGACATCTAATCACTCTAACGCACGTCCTTGGGCAACGGCTGTTGTGTTCAGCTCCGATAACAACGCCTCGAACCAGCATATATGGAATCAAGGTGAAGGCACTGGCACGACTGACGATAACATCTACCTGCGTGTAGATGCTAGCCGTTACCTTTACTTCGGTTGGGGTCGTACAGGTGCGTTAAATGAATGTTCACTCGGTAGACTAGCTAGTGGTTCTGGTAACTGGTATGGCTTTTACGTTGGTCATACGGGTGAGCGTCTGAGCGGAAGTGACGCTAGTGCTGCTAACCTCGCTGACTGTTTCGAGATCTATAGTGTGAACTTGAGTACCGCCCTTCCCGGTCCCGATCTCAGCACATCAACTAACTGGTCAACAAATGGCGGTCGAATGGATCGTAGTGTTGTTGGTGACTTCACTGTTGGCGGTCGTGGTGCTAACCGCAACTTCCACGGTAAGATAGCTTCAATGGTGGTGACTACCCTGCGTAGAAGCATAGATATGCCCGATTATGGTGAGGTTAGTAAGATGGTTCGTGATCCTCAACAGTGGCAGATTGACTATAGGGATAACAATACTTACCGTCCTAGTAGTTTGGGCACAGACGCTTACAACTTCAGTAATAATTTACATTACGGCAGTGCCCAAATTTGGTTGATGGGTGACGGGGCAAACGACGCTTATGCTCAAATTCGCAACAACGTTAGCCCAAATACTGTTGGTCAAACTTCGATGAATATGGTTTCGATGGTATCTAATGATATCGAAACGGTAAACATTAGCGGCTTAACCTAAAAACAATAGGGGAGTGTAATAGCTCCCCTATCCTTCTCTTTATGATAAATACTACAAATAAGGATTTATCATGGCACAATTCATACGATTATTTGTCAATAAACAGCATCAACTTTCTGAATCAGGTATTCCCTACACTACTCTATTAGAATCAGACGACCCTGATGTTAGTGTATACCACTGGGAAGGCGACGGATCACTTACAGAAGCAGAAGCAGACGACTATGCTGATACACTGTCAAGCTACTTACTAGAAAATGGTATTACAGACTTTGACATAGAAATCTCGATGAGCGAGGAAGACATTATGAATGAACAACGCAAAATGGCGCAGCGTCGTATTGCAGAACATTGGAATCGCACTGTGAAGCCAATTGTAGAAGGCACCGCAGGCTCGCACTACAACGGTGCTTTTGCTTATTCTGATGAAGCTACTAAAGCAATTAACGAACATAGACGTTTTAAAGAAATTGAACTTAGTGAAGAAGTTACACTAGAAGATCACGAAGACTTCCACGAAATGTTTGGTGATCTTGCTTACAGTATTGACGAAAATGATTTATTCGAAGCCGAGTACCGAGGACGTAAAGTTAAACTAAACAAACCCACCCGTGGTGATGTTAAAAAGTTTAAAGTGTACGTTAAGGATCCAAAGACCGGTAATGTAAAGAAAGTAAACTTCGGCCACGGCGGCACAAGTGCTAAACGTCCTACTATGCGCATCCGTAAAAGCAATCCTAAAGCACGTAAGAGTTTCCGTGCTAGACACAACTGTGATAATCCAGGACCGAAAACAAAAGCAAGATATTGGAGTTGTAGAGCATGGTAATGACAGACATGACTCCTAACTTTGATGTACCTAATGACTTTCTTACGTACATGCGAAACGACAAAGACTTTTATACAAAGCACTACTACCCTACTATGAGTAGAGCTAGTGATATTGTAGATCTAAAAAAGACAGTAAAGCCAAAGCACTTTATGCCTATGATTAAAAAAGGTGTAGGATCGTACTGTAAGAAATATGATATGCCTCAAGAGGTGTTTGCTAAAGAGATTATTAAAGAAATACTTAACATTCTGTCAAGCGAAGAACTTCCGAGAATTCAAAAAGGTGAATACAAATGTATCTAAGTGAACTGCTAAATGAAAATCGCAATATAGAATGGAGCAGGGTTCACGCTATTGGTCAGTACCATTATCAGGATATGCTTAACGCTGACGAAACTATTGAGTATTTTCAAATGCTCGGACTTAGCGAAAAAGAAGCAAAGAAATATCAAGAATTAGCAAAGCAAGGTCATCCCGGAGGCATCGGCGAAAAAGGCCTAATACCAGGTGGTCAACTACCACTAATAGGCGACATACTTAATCCAATTAACTTGGGCTTAACACTAGGCGGCGGCGGTGTTGCTGGATTAGGTGCTAAGAAAGTCAGTGGTAATATTCTAAAGCACGGTATCAAGCAAGGCTTAAAGCAATCTGCTACCCAAGCCGCTTTAGCCGTAGTTAGAAATCCTGTTATCCTTGCTAAAGCAACAGCGTATGCTAGAAAATATCCAACGTTCTTTAGGCCAAAAGTACTGCGAAAAATGGACGGCATACGTACTGTTAAATTTAAGAAAAAAATAGCAAAGCTAACTGAAGAAAATAGAATTGCTATGCGCAATTTTGAGCATGTTAAAAGTTTTGCCGCACAAGCATCTGGTTGGAGTACTAGTGTTGCTCGTCAGTATATTGGTTCATTGGCAATGGCTGGCGGTTTTATAGGCAAGGATCTTATTGAATGGGCTCGAGATCCAGATGCTACTATAGAGGACCTTCTCAAGAAAGTAGGCGAGACTTCTATATGGGAAGCTGCTTTTATTCTTGCTGCTCCTGTTACTAAGATTATAGGTCTAGCTGCTAAGAAGCCAGTAACATCACTATGGAATCTAATAAAGAGTCTGTACAGCAAATACGGAAACGCTGGCAAAGTAGCAGCTAGTCTTGCTGGAATAAGTGCTGCGCCTGCTATGACAGGTAGTGCTAACGTTGTTTCAACAGAAAGTGTTAACGAAGTATTTGGCTTAGGTGGTCAAAAGCGTAAACAAGCAGTATTAGCATTTGGTAGATTAAACCCTGCTACCGCCGGTCATGAGCTAATGGTCGAAGCTATTAAACAGCAGCCAGGCGACAGTTTCTTATTTTTAAGTGATCGTGCTGCTAAGTTACCAACAGATCCGCTCAGTCCTGACGAGAAATTACAATGGGCCAGACTAAGTTTTAACGGTATTGCTGTAGGTCTTGCTAAAACAGCACTTCTAGCTGTTGACCGACTATACAAGATGGGCTATACTGATATTATCTTTGTAGAAGGCGAAGACAAGCTGTTCCCTATTATCGAACGCTACAACAATGTTGAAACTAAAGTACATCATTACAAGTTTAACAGTATTAAACAGCATAGACTTACTCGCAATCCAGACGCAGACGATGCTAGCGGCATGAGTGCTAGTAAGATGCGTCAAGCTGTATTAGATAACGATTTTGAAACGTTTAAGACCGGTGTTACGCAGTCAGCGCAGCCACAAGCGCAAGCAATGTTTGGCAAACTCGGACAACTACTTGGAGTTAATGCATAGTAATGAAAGTTAACCAAATAGTTTCCGAAAACCCACTTAAATTATTGAAAAAGGCTGCTAAAGCTGTCGGCAATACCAAAGGTGCTGCTAAACAGTTAGATCTATTTGATGATTATTACGAATCACAACTAAAAGTAGCAAAAAATATTGCTCAACTTAACGATCCAGAAAAGTTTGCCGATGCAATCATAAAGCAGGCTACTAAATCAGATGGTGTTGTGCCTAACTCAGTTGATATAAATGCGGTAGCAAAGCCAGATAGAGAAACTGTTCGAGAACTAGTAAAAAGTATTTCCGAAGTTAGGAAATCTGTAGTAGCTAATAAGCCAAACGAGCGTGCTACACAGGCACTAGCTGCTAACTTAGCAGAAGCTATGTCTAAACACCCCGACGCAGACCTAGCGCAGCTATTTTTAGAACTTCACGGACAAGCTAAATCACTAAAAAAGCGTAGCAGAGTAGAAAAAGCGGTAAACACTGGTTTTACTGTATCAGCGAGCATTTTAATTGTTGTGGCTATGATACGCATAGTTGGCTTTTTAAGAGCAGTTAAGGACTCGGCAGAAAATGACCGATGAACTTGATGATATCCGCAGACTAGCAGGCATAAACGAATTCAAAGGATACTCAGCTTATGAAGGTTCTAACATAAGCGTGACAGGTACAGAAAAACGCCAAATAGAACGTGAGAATAATATACAGCCGGGCACTGACGAATGGTTTAAGCTATGGTTTAGTCGTCCTTATTGGAAAGGCCAGGAGTACCCAAAATGAAGATTAGAGATATTGCCGAAAGCGTAGGTAGAATTGTAAAAGGTGTTAACACAACGCCAGACGTAGGTGTGAATCAAACCAGTATCGAAGCAGGTAAGTTTGGAAACAAAGTAGACAAAGATGGACGTCCTCCTACATTAAGCACTAAAGTAAAAGGCAAAAGCACAAACGTATTATTCAACTTAGGACTTACAGAAGGCATCAAACTACGTTTAGAACGTGACAAAGACATAGATGTACTACACATCATGGATACCAAAGACACGCAACGTATTGAAGTACGTGGCAAAAAAGGCTACGAAAGCGACGGCTATGATTCAAGAGATAAACTTCATCAAGTTTTAGACCGTGTAGGAAAAGCAGCAAACATAAGCGACTTAATGAATGGTGATATAGTTCATATCAATCCAAACCATCCACAAGGCACTAGAGCAATACGCACAGCTAGAGATGTATTACAAACCGAGCAAAAAAGATACACAGCATACGAACGGGCTCTTATCGAAGGAGGGCATAATTTAGATGAGATTTAGAGAAATTACAGAAGCACTAGATAATCCTTATCCGTTTAATTTACAAGGTCCAGGTCCATCGCATAATTTTGCAGCAACAGCAGAAACGCCAAACGGTGTGTTAAGAATGGATTTCCAAGATGATAACTATGACCAATTTACTATTGATTTTGCAGTTGGTAAGAGCATGGGCAAAACAGATGCAGGCGATGAGTTTAGAGTGTTTGCTACTGTAGTAGCAATGATGACAGAGTGGATCAACACAGTGGGCATCGAACACGTAGAAAGTTTTGACTTTGATGCTAACAGAGATGAACATGCTAGTGATGGTAGAGCAAAACTGTATGCTAGATTTGCTAAAAAACTTGCTAGCCAACTAAATTGGAAGTTAGAACAAAGTACTACGGCAAATCGTAGCACCGAATTTTTCAAACTAACTAACCCTAAACCAGTGCCACGTGATGGTAGTCATTGGGACGACTTAGAAGATAATCCAGATTTAGAAGAAAACGTTGCCGATGGTAAGAAAAAAGGCAAAAGCAGACCCGGGCAGGATAAGAAAGAAACTGCTAAATTGTTCCCTATGAACAAAGACGGCAAGCCTAAGCCACTAAACAACAAAGCTGCTAAGAATTCAAACCCTAATACACTGTTTAATCTAGGTTTAGCAGAGTCGGTACTTGTAAAACTAGAGCGTGATAAGCGTAATGATATTTATGTACTACACATGGTAGACAACAAAGACAAGCACAGAGTAGAATTACGTGGCGAAAAAGGATACGAGTCTGGAAACTATAACCAGCATGACCGCTTACATCAAGTATTAGACGGGTTAGGCAAAGCAGTTGACCTTGGCGCACTGTTTGCTGGTGAAACTGTTAGTGTAAATCCGCATCACCCCGACGGGGAACAAGCACTAAATGTAGCTAAGGCTGTTATGACCAATGAAGCAAAAGGACCTTGCCCTGTAACAGGCGAAGCTGTTTGTAAATGCGACAAAGTTGATGAAAACTTTGCTGATGGTAAGAAAAAAGGCAAAAGCAAACCAGGGCGTGTAAAGAAAAGCGGCGCTAGTTGTAACGGTTCAGTAACTGACCTACGTAAAAGAGCAAAAAAATACTCAGGTGAACGTGGTAAAATGTATCACTGGTGTGCTAATATGAAATCTGGGAGGAAGAAAAAATGAGCGATACTATAACTAAAATTAAACAAGTAATAGCAGAGGCGTTAAATCAAGACGTAGAAAATTTAACAGAAGCTGCCAGCTTTGTAGACGACTTAGGTGCTGATAGTTTAAGTACTGTTGAGCTTGTAATAGCACTTGAAGAAGCGTTCGACATTAGCATAGACGACGATAATGCCGAAGGTATTATAACCGTTGGTGATACTATTCGTTATGTCACCGAAGCGATCGGAGAATAAAATGAGAATAAAAGAAATAATCGAAACTGCTACTGTAGGTGGCACAAGCGCAGGCGGAATAACACCTATAGC